TTTCTAACTCTAATTGTTTTAGAAACAGTACCTTCAACCTCTACATCTTTTAAAGTACCTAATTTTTTAGCACTGTAAAGATTATGCATTATCTCATGCATCTTAACAAACTGAACTAAATCATCAGGCGTTCTAATTAAACCTTTAGGTAAAGCCTTTACACCTTCTATCTTTTTAGAATCCTGCGCCCATACTCTAGACTCAAAATACTCAGTACGAATATACTCTTCATCTATAAATATTTTTTTAGTCTTGCTGTCATAGTGAGCAGGTACATAATCACCAGTTTTTTTGCTATATCTACCTGTAGGGCCAGTAACTATTTTTGCTGTATGATCTGGAAATCTAAGAGTGCCATCCCATGCTGAAGTATTAGGAAGATACAAACCTCTAGCTGTTTGTTGTACTGGTGCTGCTGATATTTCTTGAGCTATTTCTTCAGTAATATTATACCTAGCTAAATATTGTATGTCTTGAGAGCTAATAGGATCTTCAGGATCTTTAGCTGCCCAACGCTTAGAAAGTTGAACTAGTTTATGTCCTCGAATAATTCCATCTAATTCTTTTGCTACCTGAGTAACTGGACCTAAAAGATTAGCAACATTGTAAACACTTCGCATTGTATCCCAAGCTGAAGATTGCAAAGGATTGTTTGTCATGTTGTCTGTAAATCTTATATGAGCAGAACCTTGAATAATCTCAATAGCTTCTGCTATTGCATCTAATTCTTCTCTATTAAAATTACGAACATTCTTATCAAAGACAGACACAAGTCCTTTAACAATATCACCAAGCTCATGTTCCATAACAATACGAGAAAAATCAGGTATAGCAGAAAATCCTGCTGCACCTAGATAATTCATGTATGCTAAATCTTTCATTATTTGCGCTGATTTAAAATCAAATCTGTCAAAGTTTTTAACAGGTGATCCAACAATTCTGTCGTACATATGCTTAAAGTTTAGTTTAAATCTATCAATGTCTTTTTGACTGTTACCCTTTAACAGCATTTGCTCTTCAATATCTTCAACAACTTCTTTTATATTTCTATTACCAAATGCTTTATTAAATTGATAAACCCCACCAGTTCTGTGACTGTATGATTTCATAATTGCTATTGGGTCTTGAACAATAAAATCAAAAACTAAACGATTAGGTATATCTAGCTGTCTGTGTCTAAGATGTTTAGACTTACCAAGTCCATAAGCTATTTGTTCTGGATCAACTATATCTTTAATGCCAAGTATATTATCAACAGTTTCTTTTGCTCTTTTGCCTAAAGCATCATCATCAGTTGGCATTTGTTTAGTAACAAACTTACCATTTTGTTTTACAAAAATAGTATTATTATTTCTATACCAATTAACTAATATTTTTTCTAAAGACCCTCTATCTTTTTTAATTTTATTTATATCCCAATATCTAGGCATAAACACATCTTCATTGGCAGGAAGTTTTCCTTTGGGAATATTCTCAAGAGATAATCTATTTTCGTCTATAGCAGTAGTAAGTTCTGTAATTCTTCTTTCATAAAGTCTTGTAACAACAGCAGGGCTTTTTTTATTTTTCTTTGCCCATCCAACTAATTTACCTGCTCGTTCTTTTTCTGTCCAAGAAGCTAATTTTTCTTGATACCTTTTTAATCTTATTTCTTGAATTCTAATTTTATTTGAAATGTTAAATGTATTTCCAAGTAAACCTATTTCCTCAAGCCTATCTTGCCACCTTTTGTAAAATACATTCATAGCATCAACAGCTAACTGTTCTTCTGGTGTAAGATCTTTTACATCATTAACTCTTTTACGATTAACCTCTGTTAGCCATTCTCTATAACTTCTACCGCTAGGTGGTTTCTTAAATATTTTGTTTTTAAAATTTGCACTTCTTTCAATAATATCATTTGTATTAATACCAAGAGGTCTACTAGGTTCTTTAATACCTAAACTATTAGCCCAATGATTAATAAGATTATTATTTACTTGTACCCATTCTCCTTCCATAATCTTAGCTTTTTGATATATAGAAGGGCCAATAGATATACCCAGTTTATTCATATTAAGAAGTAAACCACTATCGCCACCAAGCATAAGCATTGCTTTCTTAGCACTATTATCCATTTTAGATTGCAATACAGTTTTTATTGGCGTTGGTACAAACTTAAAGAATGGACTATTAATAAATAAATTAGGTGCAATATCATAAGGATCTTTTACTCCTGCAATCCTAGCATCTTCTACACCTCTTAAAGCACGTTCACGATTAACAATATCAATAGAGTCTTGTGCTTCTGACTTAATTCTTAATAAACCAGTTTGTTCTTTAATTAATTCCTCAACCTTTTCCGCAGAAAAAGAATCATCTTTAAAAGATTGGTCTATCTCTTCTATTCTTTTATTTACACCAAAGATTGTACCTTCGTTTGCTTTAATTTCAGCTTCTAAATCTTTTGTACCTTTACCTGCAAAAGCTCTTTCGTCTCTTGCTCTAGCATTAATTAAATCTTCTGGTGTTAATTTACCAACCTGTTCAGAAACTCCTGCTGCTTCAAGAAACTCTTTATGAGTTTGTTCCATTTTTCTATAAGCTGCTGCTCTTCTAGTTAATGGAATACTAATTGCACTATTTAACAATCCACCAAACACAGTTGTTGCGCCAATGTTTAATGCTGCTTCTCCTGCTGTACCAGTAGGATCATAAGGTGCTCTTAATAACTCTAACCCTGCTTGAGTTGTACCTGCTGCAATACCACCTCTTACAATTGATTTACCAATCCCAATAGTAGGGCCACCAAAAGGTAAAGCTATAACATTAACAGGATCAATAAACCCTGCCCCCATGTTCATCCAGAACCCTGCTCTCCCCATAGTTTCTCTATTATCTTCAAGTTCAAATAATTGAGATTTAAGAACACTCATATGTTCTGCATTTTTAGCATGTACTAATGTATCAAAGTATTCTTCATAACCTTCTATTTCTGGTCTAGGATCATAAGTAAAATCCATTTCAACATCACCAAACCTTGCTTGGTTTCTGGCTTGGTTAATAATAGGTTGATATGTGTATCCTAACTGAGCACCAACAAGTTCAAAAAACTTAGGCTTTCTTTCTTCTGCTTTAAAATTATCTAAAGCACCTAATTGAGTTTCAGAAAATAAAACATTAATTGCCATTACTGACCTGCTCCTGCATATGGAGAGTCCTCATATCCTTCTGGAAGAACATAGCCTTCATCTACATCAGTAGATAATCCTTCTTGGATTTCATCACCTGCTATCTTGCTTTCTCTTATAGCATTGATTTCTTGCAGTGTGTAAGTGTTCATAAATTTTTCTTTATTAATACTTTTTGCAAAATCTACAACATCACTTTCTCCTGTAGAAAATCCAACAGGATAACCTGATTTACCAACAACAGGAATATAATTACCATTGTCATTCATAACAACCATAAACCTAACTCCACCACCTTGATCTACACCTATTGGCATAAGGTAAGCTCTATTAGATGCAGGATTATCGTCAGTAGAAATCATTAATGATTGACCGTTAGGAAGAATATCCATTAACTCTTTATTTACTTTTTCAACAAAAAACTCTTTTACACTAGCGTCTGTAAAAATATGATTAAAAGAATATCTAGACTGTTGACCTCCTTCAGACGCAGCATCTATGACATAACCTTCTGTATTTGAAAACATCCTATTATAATAAATATTTAAATTGTCACCTATACTTTCGGCACTCATGCCAAGAGAACCCATATACAAAGCATAAGAGCCTAGCATTTTTATTGCTTGAGAATTGTTCTTAGCGTCAGGAACTTCTAAGGCTACAAAATCATTTACAGTTAACTCAGGCTTATCATGCTTATCGCCAAACTTTCTTTTCATACTAAGTTTAACTTCTTCTAAATCTGTATTAGCTAATCTGTTTGCAATTTCATTAACTGATTCATTAGTCATTAATCTTGCAGTAATTATGGCTTCTAATTTTCCTGATGTTTCTTTTCCAAGTAAATGAGATATTATATTTACACTAGGTAAACCGCCTTTAGGCTGAGAAGAAAACTGTTTATATAATGTTATTAAGTTTAGTGCTTGATCTGGGTTTTGTGTTGGCACTCCATCAGCAAGACTTTTAAGTAAAGTGTTTAAGGTTGTTGGAAGAACTCCTGCATGAATTGATTGCATAAGAGCAAGAGCAGCAGGGTTTTGAGGTGTACCATCTGGCCTAGTTGCAAATGTTTGGTCACTTAAAAAAAACTCTGTTGCAGTCATACCGCCAGAAAAATTAACAATAAGTTCTTCGGCAGCTTCTTTATTTGATGCAGTATTAGCTAATGTTTGACCACTAAGTATTGCGTTTTGTGCTTCTCTTTTTGCAAAGCCAACATTAGCTTTAGATTCACTTGAGTTTAGTCTAGTAGCTTTTGTAGAAAGCAACGATGAAATCTGACCATCATTTAAATATTCTTTAGATTCATCAACAGCAGCTTTAAGTTCTGGTGTAAGAGAATCTTTTTCTATTCCCATACTTGCATATGTTGCTGCATCAACAATTTTATCTGAAGTAATACTTGAGTCTCTTTGTATTGCATTATTTAAAATAACATTAGCTCTAGCTACATTTAACTCTGTTGTTCTTGCATTCTTTTGAGGCTGGCTTAAAGACGATGCATTTATATATTTTATAGCTTCATCATAGTTAGCTACTGGATTTAAAATAAAATTTTCAATAGTTTCATTAACTTTAACTTCTTCTTCAATTTTAGCTTTTTCACTATTTCTTCTGTCAACCTGTCCTAAACCTGTAATAAACTCATCCATTTGAGGATCGTTAAGACCACCTGTTTGTCCTTTAAGATGTTTAATTACTTCCATAGCTACACGAGCATCGCCTTTTATAAGGTTTCCAAAACCTCTCCCTGTGTTACCTGTGTCGTAGGATTCTTGTAATGCTTTTACTATATCTGGTGGTGATAAATCTGTATTGTCTTGTAACCACTCATATGCAGGAATTAATAAACCAAAAGACATTCTCATTCTAACGTCTAGCTTTTCTTGATCTGTAGAAGGAATACCTTGACGTAGAACAGGGTCTTTTAATTCTCTATCATTTAATAAATTTTCAGTTGCATCATACCTGTTTTTAAGTTCATTAATCTTAGAATCCTCAGTAGGAAAATCAGAAGAACCTAATACGTCTGGGCCAACTCCTCTAGAATTATTTATAGCTGTGTCATATTTGGTTGTGCCAAGAAGAGCCTCAGTTGCACGCCTATCTTCAGCAAGTTTAACAGATTGATACTGACCTTCAACAAAAGTTGATAATGATTTAATAGCATCATAATCTACAGTTGTTATGGTTTCGCCATTTACTTCAATATCTTTTGTTAAGAACTCAACCGCGCCTGATAAAACTTGTATTTCTGCATCATTAAGTTCTTCATTTAAACTGTCATAGTTTCCACTAACTAAAGAATTTAAAACATTAGAAATTTGATCTGAGTTTAAACCTACTAATTTATCACGCAAATAACCTCTTGCATAAGAAAGCGCAGCAGCTTTTTTGTAAGCCCTAGCCTCTTCTCTTGTAAAATGACTTGATGCAAAAGCATTTTCTGAAGTTGATATTATATCTTTTCTAATAATATCTGCTCTATCAAGATCTCCATTAGATACTAATGTTTCTAATGCATCTAACTGATCTTCAAGACCAGTAACAATTACAGAAGTTGTTTTTGTTCTTTCTCTTGCTGCTGCCTTGTCCATAAGGTTAAGGCTTGTTGTGGTTGTAAGAGCTACACCTGACTGCATAATATAATTACTATAGCCAGTAGCTTCAGAACCAGTTGCCATGCTATCAATATACTGGTGCATTTGATCTTTAAATAACTCTACACCACCATCTTGATCTTGATATTTAATAGCAAGCTCTTTGGCTTTTACCTTTAACTGGTTATCAATTTCAAACTGAAATCGTTTAGCTATTGTTTCTTGGTATGCTTCTTTACCTACACGACCTAAGAAACTATTATCTTCTACCCAACTAAGTGCTTCTGGTTTGTTTGTAATAGGATCAAGAGTTGTAATTTTTGATATGTTTTCTTCTTGAGCAAGTTGCTCACCACTAATAGCAGCTTGCCTACCCATTTCACCAATAGCTAATTCTGTTAGTTTATTTGTAGCAGCAGCTATTCTTTGGTATTGATTGCTGCTTTGCTGTCGAACAACACCTACAGGACCAAGACTACCTACCTGTCTCTTTTCTCTAATAACGCCCATTTAGTTAGTCCTTTTTAAAAAACTTTGGATCTAAGTTTTTAGCAATGTTTGTAATGCCTGTAATAAGATTTGCAGTTGCTTCTGCTTTTAATCCTGCCGATGCACCTTGCCCATACTTGTAAGCAACAGCAGAAGCTGTAGCTAATTTTGCAGTTTGTAGTTTAGCACCTCTTTCTATGTTTTCTAAATCTTCAGATGCGATTCTTTTATTTTCTTTAAGAAACGCACTAACAGATCTATCTTCTCTACCTAACGCACTAAAAAAAGCAATGTTCTGAGATTCAGCAACCTGCATATCTTTAATACGTCTATTAGATTCATCTATTGCCTGAGACTTAGTAAGAAACAAATCACTTACATGTTGCCTTGCTTCAAAGACACCTACTTCTGCTCTGCGCTTTGCCTCTGCTCTTTGTGCATCATAAGATTTTTTTGCGCCAAATAAACTTAAACCTGCTAACACTAAATCTAACATTAGAAAGATACCTCTGCAACTAAACCATTAACTTGAATAAACATAGGTGCAGTTTGCGTTACTGTAACTTGTGGGTCTTTGTTGTACCCAAGCAAATAAAACTCTCGTTTACCTGTAACTGCTTCCCTTGCTTTACTAAAATCATTATTTACTTTTCTTATTATTAATTTTTTACTGTTTACAGAAACAGAGAGAGTCTCAGATAAATCAAGTATTACTCTAGACAAACTTCTAGGCTGTCCTGTTTCTGGACCGATAGCAGTATTAACATCTATAGGGTTAGTCTTTAGCTCTACATCAAAACCAAAACCTACCTGACAACTTGTAAGAGAACTATCTACAGAAGAAACATCAACTTTGCCAGAAGCTACCGTAAATTCCCCTAAATAATCAGTAGAGCTTATTACATCAACTTTAGCACCATTTTCAAAAAAGTTTGATACAGTAAAAACACCCGCTGTACCTGTATAAGCATTTCCAAGATCTAGGCTTACATTTTGATTTAGCTCAGTAAAGACAAAACTATTTGTACCTGATCCAAGATCGGTTTTAACAACAGCAAAAACCCTGTTATCAATAGCAGTAACAGAATGAAATGAACCGTCTGTTTCAAATCTTGTCCAACCTGCAACGCCCTCAACTCTATTCAAATTATAAACAGCAATTTCTCCTGTAAAGTTCTGAACAAAAACAAATGATTCCGCTGTGTTTACTGCGCCACTAACAACACACATTTGAACAGGGTCGCTTATTAAATGAGAAGAAAGCAATGAAATAGGGTCAGCTTTATAGGCTTGTTCGCTGTCATCAAATACAAACTGACGCACCATCTTACCACCAATCTGACTAAAAATTGTAGCACCATAGAAAGGTTGCGGCCTTACAAACGTAGAGCCAAAAGATGTCTGTCTTTTTACTCTAGCATTTGTAGGTGTAATAGGTTGGTTTTCAAATGTAGGAATAAAAAACTCTGAACCTGCGGTAAAGATATGTATATCCCTGTTAGAAACAAAGTGACGTATAGTAGCCACTTCACCAATACTCATAACAAGTTCTAAAGAATCGTTATCAGCAGCAGTACCAATATCAAAGTTATAATACAAACCAGATTTACTAGCCCAAACTGTATCGGGTTGAGCAAGTGTACCGCCAAACCACAACCTATTTTCATGGAAACCAACAGCAGCAGGATAACCTCGCAATGAAGAATATGATTGTTCCATCCATTCTTTTGAAGGTGCATGGGTTACAATTTGCACATTACCGCCACCATCTTCCGTAGCATTTGCTGATCCGCCTGCGGTAATCGTATATCTATTTTCATCAATTATTTTTTGAACAGACCTAGCACCATTTAGATTTGATGCAGATATGTTTCCAACACCAGCAGCATTTCTTAAAGTAATCGAATCGCTTGCAGTCATACCATGATTTACATGAGTAATTTCTACTGTAGTAGATCCATCAATAGTTCTTAATGAATTAGGATCTAACTCAACAAATAACTCATCAACTACATTTCCTGTAGCTTGAGTAGTAGATTGAACAGAAGTAATTAATATCTCAGAATCATGGTATAATAAAGTAAGCCCAACGTGCTTAGAATCAGGATAGTTACCACCAGACTGACTGCCTGTTGTATCAAAGTATGCCGCGCTTGTTGTAACAGTAATGCCAGTTCCAGTAGAAGCAGAAGGATTTAAGGTAACTCCAGTAGCGTGAAAAGAATAATATGGCTGATAGGTTCTGGCATTTCCTGCTTGAAGCTGAAAAGTAAACTGCTCTACTTGAAAACTATTTAAACCAGTTCTTACTAATTGCTGACACATAAAAGTATTATGACAAAGAAATAATACATCACCACCTTGAGCATATGTTATTTCATGTAGGTATGCTTGATCCCATTGAAGTGTTGCGCTATCCACATCCTGTGTTAATGTAGTTGCTAAACTTAATGCCCCAGTAGTAGGGTTGATAAAAAATATTTCACATTTTTGATGCGATAAAGCTATTACATATTGCTCATCATCTGAAAATATAAAAGGTATTAACCTTACTTGCTGCCTTATATTTGTGTTTTCTGTTACACTAGTAAAGTCATGCAGTGCTTGAAACCCACCTCTTTTAGCCACACCGCCTTCTGTTCTTATAAAAAAATTTTTAACACTCTGAGCAGACGAGTTATAAATAGCAGAATCCGTCCTTGAAACCAAAGACGGACTAATTTCTCCATACTGAAAATTTGTAATCGGTATTCGTGCTTTTTGCATTAGCTGCGCCTATTTGTAATAAACCTCGAAGTTGTAACTTTTCTAGTTGTTTGTTGTTGTGAGTCAGTTGATCTAGCTTTTGCTATAAGAAAATCATACTGAGTAGACATTAATGATGATAAAGATGTATCTCTTATTAAAGCTGTAGCAAATACAGTTGCCATTGCATATTCAACACAAAGAGAAAAATAAGAAGGCCAATCAACCTCATCAGCCCTATAAGTATAATCTAATATTAATTCATCATTAGCACTAGCATCACAAAAAACTTTATCCCCATATATATTATATTCTATTTGAAGATCTCTTACCGTTACAGCATGAACAAAAAGATAATCTGGTAATTGATATGCAGCATCAAATCTTCCAGTAGGAGCATCAGACAATCTGTTTAATACAGCTTGGTTAGTTGAAAATCTCCATCTAGTAGATGTAAGATTAGTTCTTGCAATATCTTCATACATATTCCCTGCAATCAGGGCTTCTGTAGTATCATCACTAAAAGAAGTAATTGGTTCTGCGCCAACCAAAATAAGCGCACGACTACAAATATCAATTGCGCTATTAGCAGGTGTGCTTAATGCCATTATAAACCCCTATGAAAAGAGGGGGGCAAAAGCCCCCACTCTATTAGTCACCATCGGTTTCTGCGACAGCAGTACCATCGGATACATCCACAACTGTACCAGTGTTAGAAAGCACAGTACAAAAATTAGTTGTTGGAGTGTTTGTATCGCAAACAATAATCAGATCACGAACAGTAAGCATATTAGCTGCACTGTTAAAATAACCTGCTGAGTTTATAGCAGCGATTGCGTCTGTAGTTGAATATCTCCAAACGCTTCCATTTGAATCGCCACCGATACGAGTAAGACCACTTGCACTATAAGCCATTTAAGATCCCCCTCTTAGTTATTGTCTAGGACTTCGTAGATACCGTTATCGTCGATAGCTACTGATCCCATTGACATCATTGATGTTGCTAAGTGAGATACTTTCTCAGCAACATAGTTTACTTCGGTTGATACATCTGAGTTAATACCAATGCCCATAGCACTTGTATGGTAAGCAAAGTTCTTACCACCTGCTACAGCAGACGTTGAGAAGATCTTGAAGCCCAAGAATTCTTTCATTGTCATACCACCTGCAAATGGTAGGTTTTGCGGACCAACAAAGTCTGACGAGGCAAACTCAGTGATTGAAAACAAATCAGCATAACCCGCAGGAGACATCGCAAGATAGCGTTGTCCGTCCTCTGGAACATCTGCCGTACCCATTGTTTCAAACAATGACAGAAGATCTGCTTTAGCAAGAGCAGAACCAGTATCATGTATTTGAGTAGAGTTAGCACCTGCATCCATAGCAGTAATGATAAGCTCATCTGTTTTTCTACCAAGAGCAGCAGCAGCAGATTGTGCTACAGCTTGTCGCTCGTTGATATTTGTTTTCAACTCATCAAGCTTGTCGATATATTCAGCAGCGTAATAATCGCTCATTGTTGCTTCGACATTGGTATGTGCAAGATCCATTGGAGTTACATTACCATTGCGTGATTTAGTTGTTGCTGATCCAGTGCCTATTTTCTGGAATCGTGCAGTTGATCCTGACACATTTGTAGAGCGAATAGTATTCCGTAGCTTGGAACCCATACGCTGATACGCCATGTGAACTTCAGTTTCAAACTGCTTTATAAAGGCTTGGTCTATTGTATTAGCCATTTTACAGTCCTAAATTGAGTTTCCGATTGCTACGAGTGTCCACTCTTACATATCAATTCGGGTATCCAATAAGGGCCGATCAATGCGATATGGGTCGTAATGACCCATTCAAACAATAATTTTATCTAAAATGCAACGCACAAATTAAATTTATTAATTATGTAGCTTTTGAAAACCTTCATCAACTTGCTTAATAAAGTCTGCATTTCTACGAGCAGGATGCCAATATCTTTCATCTTGCATCATTTCTCTAAGGCTTTCTATGGTAATTCTGTCTACTGGTGTAGCATCAGATCCGATTGCAGGAGACTTTAGTTTTTCCATAATAAATTCTAAAGCCTGTACTCCTTCTGCTGTAGCAGCTAAATCTTCTATAGATTCCATATGTTCTTCTGGAAAAAACTGTCTAGCAAATAAATCAACAGCTTCTAATCTTACATTAGCATTATCACCAAGTTTTTTTATTTCTTCTTCTGGATTTGGTAAGAAGCCCTCTTGAGCCTTCATTACTTTCTCTAGCCCTTCAGAAAACTCTTCTTGGCTAAAGCCATAAGTAAAAGCATGATCTGCCCACCATTTAAGAGTTTCATCATTTGTATCAATATTATCTATATCTACAAAATCAGGAAGTTGATAATCACCTGCGCTATCTGGTCTATCCTTAAAGCTTTCTGTTTCTATTTGTTTTAATACTTCAGCGCGAATATCTTCGTCTTTAGTGCCTAGCTTAGATTCGAGTTCTTTATAAGCCTTTGCTAAATCCTCACCTGTTTTGTATTTTTCTGGCAACCACTCAGGGCGTTCCTCTGTTTTAGTTTCTAAATCTTCTGCAACCACAAAATCCCTTTCTTCTTGTGGCGGTAATTCTGTTGTTGCTTCTGTTTCTTGTGCTTCTTCACTCATTGTTTTTTACCTTATGTGCTCTTTGAATATGACGCTCTATTAAGCCAACAAGATACCGTTGACCTTCTAAATGACGCAGTTCATCAGTAGAAATATTAGGACCACTTACCATTTCAATAGTTATACTACGCAAGTATTTAAGAACTTCTTGACCAGTAGGTTGAGAAAATAAAGAGCCAAAGTTAAGGCTTATCTTATCTTCTTGTGTTTTCTTTCTTGCTATTCCGTCTAAACCAATGTGACTATTCTGCGGCAATAGGTGGCCCTGCTTGTTGTTGCTGTTGTTGCATTTGTTGCATTTGCTGCATCATTGCAACTATCTGTCTACGCTCTTCTGCGTCACGAATCAAGGTGTCAGGTACACCAAATTTCTTAGCAAGGTGAATAGCTGTCTCTTCTGAGTTAATTAATATGTTTGTAGTCTCTGGTCCAAAGTAAGCATTAACCAATTCAAGAAACCTAGAAACTGAAGTTATGTCCTGATTAGCTTGAGCCTGTGCTAATGGAGAGGTAGATCTTATTTTAACTTCTCGACCGTTTACAGTGGGTACTTCAATACGCCCCTGTTTTTTAAGAATGTGTATAACTCTTTGCAATACAGGCTGCACTAACTCAGCTTGCAGTCTACCAAACGCTGATCCTATTCTTCGTGACAAATCTGCCATACGTTCAGCTACTTCTGTAGCAGATGCAGGAGTTTTATCTGGATTTCCTAGCATATCATTGTATAATGCGCGTTTTATATTCAAGCGCATATCACCTAAAACTATGTCAGCAACGTCAAATCTTCCTGCTGATTGTATAGGCTGTAGCCCACCAGACTGCGGAGACTTAGGTATTATAGTACCAGGGACTAGATTAATAGTATCAGGGTTAATAATACCATCATCATCCATTTGATAAATACCAGAGATTGCCATTTGTGCATTCTCTAATATTAATTGAATAGTCAAGTTTGTAGTTTTTATAGCTGATAAAGCATTTATTAATGGGCCTCTACCGTACACTTCCCCTGCACATTTAGACCATCTAAAACAAACATATGGATTAGAGCCAACACCAGAAAACTTTCTTTCTACAATAGTTTCTTTTGTAGACATATCTATTACATAATATAAATGAGCTTCCTCATTACGCTTTGTATAGTCCTTACATATAATCTCAAGGGTTGTGCATTTGCCTTCTGGATCTCTATCAATCCTATTTTGTATCTTCATATCAAACTTTGCATCTTCATAAAGTATAGGAAGGTCAGAGTTTCTAATATTTTTACGCTCCCGAAAAACATGGTCAATCTTATCATCAGGCCCAGTATCAAGAACAACATGAGGCAATGGTATTGCAGAAAACATTACAGGATTAATTGCATCGCCTTCATCTACGCATAGAACGCCAGTTCCCACTGCTAAATCCATAAATGCTTCATGTACTTCCTGAGAAAAGTTAGAGTTCTGTAGTATTTCAAATACATACTCTGTTACTTCATCAAGATCATTTTCAATAAAATCTTTTTCAGAGTCTGGAACTTCTGAACCTGCTGTTAGATCAGCCCACCTAGCAAAGTTAGGAACTAAACCTGCTTGCAGTCTAGACGCAAACTCTTGAACGCCAACCACCGCTGTTTCGTCAAAGATTTTATCATCTCTGCGTTGTCCTGCTGTTTCATAGTAAAAAGACTCACGTTGAGGTAACGCATATTCATAACATTCTTCAAAAAGATCAACAAAGTTTTGTCTGTGAGATTTTGCTTTTTCATATCTTTCTAAATATTTTTTTGAATTTTGTATCATAAGAACCTACTATAGTATCCGATTCCACCAGTAGAACCAGTAATTAAAGACCTTCTGCCTGTGCCGCCTCTTTTACCACTTCCTGCTTGCTTTGTTTGAACATTAAGATCCCTTTCAGTCCCAGATAAAACCCTGCGTCCAGAACCTACTTCTCTGTCACTTTCTATTCTTTTTCTTAACAAAGATTGTTTTGCCCTAGCCCTTTTTATTCGTTGTCGCCTTAATTCATCTTGAGCCAAAAGTTCTTGAGCAGCCATAGCATCATTTGGATCTTGGGTATAAATATCTTCTGGATTAAGGGATGTATCACCAACATTAGTTCCAATAGTCCCAGTAGTGCCAGTAGTACCAGTAGTAGTACCAGTAGTAGTAGTGGTAGTGCCAGTAGTAGTACCAGTGTCAGTACCAGTAGTAGTTTTATTTTTATTACGTTTCTTTCTACGAGCTTTCATATCGGCAAGAGCCTTTTGAGAAGCAGTCTGTCGTTTTCCCAAATCACGATAATAGGCTGTGTTTTTTTCTTTAGCCCCAATATCCATCTTTAAATCATCAAGCGCAGTATTCTTTTTTGCACTTGCGATTCTATCAAGGCTAACATAACCACTTGAGCCTTTAGCTCCTTTGGTTTTAGAAATACCTTTATGTGGACTTTTCTTTTTAAAACAACTACCCATTTAAGTCTCTCCTGTATTCAGAACCTACAGATTCATATCCAAGTCTTTCTATTAGTTTATGCGTTCTTTCCAAAGATATACCTGACGAACTACCATTAACTAAGAACCTAGCACCATTTTCTTTCGCCCACTTCTCAAAACATTTAAGCAACAGAACGCCTATTAAACCACCACGATACTCAGGTCTTACATACCATATGTCACTATTAGC